TAGCAGCTACTGGATCTCTTGCTGCACTAGGTGCTGGTCTAACTGCATTTGGTGCAGGTAAAGGTGTCAATGCTCTTGCTGACCTAGGGTCTTCTATTGTTGGATTCTTTACTGGATCTAAGAGTCCTGTAGAACAAGCAATTGAAGTAGGCGAAAAGGCTGACACAATTAAAGCTGGTGCAGATGCATTTAGTGCGTTTGCTGATGTATTCGAAAGAATGAGTACAATGGGTGATATATCAATTGATATGGATGATGCTATTGAAGAAATGGTTGAATATACCAAAACCCTTGAAAAGATCCTACAGGGTGGTAAACTTACTATTGGCAAAAACTTTGAAACTGATGGATTAGCAAATCTTACTGGAGATGTTGATAAAGCAGTAGCTAATATTAATAGAGTACGTGATGTATTACAATTACAATCAGGTACCGGTACAGTTAGTTCTTCTGATGAAAAGGCTGAAGGAAATAAGATAGTTACATTATCAGCTGAAAACATTGAATTAAGATTGCCTGAGACATCAGCAGTAGCAAGTACAAACGTTGTTGCTGATAATAGTAGTAAATCTAATGTTTCTAATACTATTGTTAATACACAACCTAGAAATAGAGTTGGCGATACGCTTCAAAACGCTTACGGGTAGACATCCCTGTCTAATATCTTCCCTAATTATTTAGAAGCAGTTTCAACACCGGTACTCTTTTTAAATTTCTTGGTGTACGATACGCCTCTGTAAGTTAGTTCTACAGTCATCGTAATTCTCCTATTCTGGATTATACGATTCTTTTAACGCATGAACCAATGCGAGTCTATAATGTGGACTACACAATAATATTTATAATAAAAAAAAGGGACCCCGAAGGATCCCTTGAGTGCCACACACTTTATCAGATATGCTCCAGACTGAACTGGGGTGGCCTTGTTGGTGGTATGGTTTCAAGGTTAGACGCCAAGCCCATACTCTTATTACCTCATATTAGCCCTGTTGAGCTAGCTTGTCAAAGTAGGACAATGTGTCCTCTTCCCCCTCATCACTAGAACTTAAAGGAGCTGATTCAGCCGCTGCCATTGTTGGTTGTTCAACAACAGGAGCTGATTGCATCATGGAATTGTTATCCATAGCTACATGACCAGCATCAACGCCTAGCACCTTATTCATTTTAGCTTTAAGTTCATCATAAGACTTATAGTTCTTAGGATCAATAAAGTCAGCTAAAGAGTGTAATTGGTTATATACACCTTCAAGCTTTTCTTCATCTCCACCGTGTAGTGGAGCAGCTGATGCAAACTCTGATTTATCATAGTTTACCCAACCTTCGACTTTACGAATCTTAATTTTAAAGTCAGCACCTTCCCAGAAATCATAAGGATTCACTGGGTCTTCATCTGCAAATTGTGGCTGCATTACATCCATGATTTTATCAAAGATTTTTTTACCAAATTTGTATACGAATACCTTACCTTCGTTTTGTGGATTGGATGGATCAGAAACAACTAGCACATTACTTACATAATGTAGACGTCTTTTCCTTTCACGTGCTAATGCTTTATCCTCATCACGACCAGTATTCCATAGTAAACCATTTGATTCACTGACTGGATCATCTTGTCCAATTGAAGTTAAGCTATTTTCGATATACCATAGACCAGTAGGACCTTTAAAGCCATGATCCCAATACCTTACCCAAGGAAGATCTTCACCTTCTTTGGCTGGTAGGAATCTGACTACGGCATAACCGTTTCCTGCTTTATCTCTGGTAGGTTTCCAAAACCGATCATCATCATAATTCTTAGTTTCGGTTTTAGTAGATACAGCTTCCGCTGCTTTTACGAGTTGGTCGATTGACGAGCCTCGCGAGCTCTTTAGATTTGCAAATGACATTTATATTTCTCCGTATTGCATTGTATTAAGACGTAATTGTCTTTTCTATTGTATTTCACCCTTGTTCATAATATAGTATATTATAACACATTTTCACGTGTTTGTAAACGTTTTTTGTAATAAACTTATACATTTATTACGATCAAAGTTTACGAATGGAGTATACTTTTCGATCTTCCGTTGAGTATCAGGCCATATAATAGTGTCTGATATCTTTTCAGATTCTCTTTGTATAAATCCAAAGATAGCATTAAGAATAACAACTGTCTCTAGACAGATTTCTTCTTGCAGCCATAGCTTTACGATAAGAGGATGTTGTCCATCAATCGATTCAAAAATCTTATCAAAGATAATATCCTCTTCTCGTAATCTATTTATATCAACTGAAAACACCCTATGAATACTTTCTTGTATTCTTTTATGATCTCTATAATTTTGTTCTCCATCTTCATCCATCATATCTCCAACATAACTAAGACCCATTTTAAAGTTAGAGATATAGTAATCCTTTAGATTACCATTATGTTTCTTAGCTAGCTTAGCAAAGAAATACTTATCTTTTCGTTTAAAGAAAGTCTTAGGTGTTACATTGGATTTAAAGTTATATTTAACAGCGTCATAACCAGACTCAAAGTGTAGCTTTAACGCGTTATATAACTTATATGATTCAAATGGATCAGTCATATTATTAAGCCATGACTCCTTCGTACAAAGCTTCTACATCTTCGATCTCACCTAAGATTTCTGACAAGTTTTGCTTGTGGTAAATCGTAGCCATTTTTTTCAAGTGCTTCTTATCAATTTCAACATCTTCAACGCAAAGGTTAACAGCCTCTTTAATAAAGTCTTTCTGCGCTTGAATTAAAGTCATAGCATTACTGATCTCAATAATACAGTCTTTGATTCGTTTAACATCTGCTGGTGATGATGGTATAATAACGTTACTCATAATATTTTTCCTAAATAGGGAGTTGATTACCCTTTTTGCCTCTAATTAAATTAAGTCTTATTGCTTCAGCTTCCATCTTATCTTTGAGTGAATCTGTTAATAGTTTCTTTAGATTACTATAGTCCATACCCCTCTCTTCAATAATATAAGTTGCTGCATCTATATAAGACATATTTCCCTTTACAACTAGTTGTTCTACGGCAGTTGAAAACCGTTTTTTAGTCATTATTTTTTGTTCTAAATCTATAATCATATCGCCCTGAGTAGTATGCAATCGGCGTTAATTCTACCATTAGGAGTACTGATCTTTGTAGTAACAGTATCCCAAACTAGTTTGTCGATTTGCTTAGTTGATTTCTTCAAAATAAGTGGCAGTATATCTTCTGGTTTTCTAAGAGTAGTTTGTCTACTCTTTTCACAGACATTCTTAATAGTAGTACCACTTACTTCAAACCCTTTTGTTGAATTTGTATCATATTGAATTAATTTTCTAGACTTAGTATTATATACAAACAATACTTCTTTACCTGGAATCATAACTGGATTGATAGAACTTACCTTATCATCAACACTATCAACACGATATTTAAGACTTTTAACTTGTGCATCAGATGACTTAGGCTTTTTGGCTCTTGGAATTTTAGCAGCTTTGTTAGCTGTCTTTAATTGTTCTAAGTCACTAAATATACCTTCCATAGTTTTAAGCATTTTATTTAATCTACGCTTAGTGATATGCGAGTATGCTTCAACAGCTTGATCACAATTGCCATCATAAGCATCTTTAATTGGTTGATATTCCATCATAACAGCTTCTTTAAAAATATTAATAGAAGATCCTTTAAGATCATATTGCTTAGCTAGTTTAAATACATCGATCTTTTGATTGTATTTTTCATCCATCCAACCATCAATAATCTCATCCCAATCAACCATAATAGTTTCATTCATCTTAGTTCTTTGTCTTTGCTGAACTGAAATCACTGGTTTCGGAGGAGGAGCATCAGCAGTTTCTTCTTCTACAGCTTCTACAGCTTCTTTGTATATTTGCTTTAGCTCCCCCTCCCAACGTGCAAGCTCATCTTTGGTATACTCGTAGCCTCTACTCCAAAGCTTTGCTACTTTACCTAGTTTACCAGTGAGTTGCCAATCCTTAAGTTTCTTAAGAGTTTTGATCTTATCTTTATCATAACCGTAGACATCAGTAGCAAATGTTAAAACACAATCAACGTAGTCTTTTGGCTTATAGTAATAGTTGTACCAATGACCACCTTTACTCCATAAAGCTAAACGATTAGTAGCTTTACTTGACGTTTCGCCCTTTTGAAAGACTGGTTCAGGACCCATATATTTGTCATCAATGGTTACCCTGTTTTTTCTCATTTTGATTCTTGCTTTATTCTCGGCCATGGTCTACTCCTTTATAATATAAGATCTATTATAACATAGTTTACTGTAAATGTAAACAGTTTTTTTCAATTAATTTAAATTTTTTACAGCTATTTTATCTTTATATCGTTTTTGTCTTTTAGTTCTATCATTAACTTCACCAGCAAGTTGGCCGCAGGCTGCAGCAACTCCATCTCCACGCTGTCTTCTAATAGCGGTTTCAAAACCTTTTATTTGTAGAATGTCTTTAAAATCACCAAGGGCTTTATAAGTAACTGGTTTATAATCAGATCCCTCAATAGTATTAAATGGAATAAGATTAACAACGCAATCGAGATCTTTAATTAATTCTGCTAACTCATAAGCATGTTTTTGCTGATCGTTTATTTGATCTATTAATGTATATTCAACTTTAATTTTTCTATTATCAGCCATTCTCTCTTGGTATCTTTTAGCACTTAAAACAAAACTTTCAACATCGTATTTTTTATTAATAGGTACTAATTGATTCCTTAGATTATTATCTGCTGCATGAATAGAAATCGCAAGAGAAACATTAGTGACATCAGCTAATTTGTCTAAAGCTGGAACTACGCCAGAAGTACTAAGCCAAACATCTTTCTTAGGAATATTATAAACATCCATCATTAAATTCATAGAGTCAACTACATTATCAAAATTCATTAATGGTTCGCCCATTCCCATCATTACAATTTCTGTAACCTTGGGATCAATACCATTAAATTGACCAAATGAATTAGCAACTATCCAAAGTTGACCTATTATTTCGGCTGCTGTTAAATCTCTATTAAACCCTTGTTTGCCAGTTGCGCAAAAACTACAATCTAATATGCATCCAATTTGTGATGATATACAAAGCGTTCCTCTAGTTCTTTCCGGTATATAAACTGTTTCTATACAGCTTCCGCCTTCAACTTTTATTAACCACTTCCTAGTTCCATCTTCTGAATCTTCAACACTAGCTATTTCTGGAAGTTTAATTTCAGCGTTTTCACAAAGTTTTTTAATTAGTGACTCTGGTAAGTTAGACATTTTATTAAAGTCCAACTCACCCTTTTGATGAATCCACTTTATTATTTGACTTGAATAAAAACGGCTTTCTCCTAAATCATGAAGAACGTCATTTAATTTTGAAACTGAAAGTCCTAATAAATTAACTTTCAATTAATTCCTCTCATAGTTCTTAATACCACGTACGTAGTTGTCTGCAGCTGACTCAGCGTAGACTTCTGCCTTTCCTTTGTACCACTCAATACCTAGAGATTCTCCATCAATAAACATGCGTATACCATAAGATGGGTTGTCTCCAAATGAGCGTAGTACTTCAGCTTTACGATTCTTAAACTTATCAGAGCCGCGGTATTCGCTTAACAACATATAATTTGACATTTTTATTCCTTATTATTTTTATCGAGTTTATTACCATAATAGTCATGAGTGCCTGCTTTATGCTGTCGTCTAATCGCAGATCGTTCTTCCATAGCAATAAACGAAGATGTTATACCAAACCATACAACACCAACAAATACGACTAATCCAACTAACACTTCTATAATATCCATAATTACTTTCCTATGTGTTCCACATCTTTGCGTGGAATTACTTGATACGCGCCTTTATTATATGCTGGCGCAACTGTAAAATTCTTGGATTCTTCTGCTTTCCAAGACTGATCATCAGGAGTCGAATAATTTGACGTACCTGAATAAGAGGGGTATTTTTCATTGAACTCTTCCATTCTAAGTTCAGCTAAAGACTTTTCTACCTTAAGTGGTTTAAACTCTTGTTTGGTTTTACGTCTCGTCTTAAGAGCTTTACTCTTTCTTTTACGACCTGAAAAGGTGTAGTTTATAGATCCAATGTAATTCATTTTGTAGGCGCCATTTTCATAAGAGTTGCAAAGTCCATAGATTCTTTAAGCGTTTCAGTTCTACCATCAGCATATGATCTTGTTATTAGACCACTATTGAAACTACGTTCAATATATCCATTTTGAGCTAGCATATAATCGCATTTAGCAGCCCATTCTTCAACAAACTGCTTGCGTTTTGCATATACTACTTTATCAGTATACTGAGTCATACTTTAATCCCAATCGCTTTTTTGATCGTTATATGCATCCATTAAAGATGAACCAGCAATAAAGTCCTGAGTCTCTTTGTCTGTATAAAACATATTTTCTTCTTT